GGCTACGAGAAGGCTGGCCGCTTGACGTTGAAGCACACACTGCCACAACCCTGCACGGTGATTGCGATCATGCCGCAGGTGGCGACACAGGACCGCTGACATGCTGGTAGGATCAACTGTCACTGCATCACCTATCGCAACGCAGTATTCATCTCCGGCGGCAGCGACAGGCTCCCCGTACACGGGCGCCCTCTTAGGCGCATCCGTAGGCAGCACCCTGGTGGGTTCGATCCTGGGTGCCATCGGGTCGATCCAGAACGCGAAGGCTGCGAATGCAGCGGCGAAATACAACGCTGCGATAGCGAAGATGCAGGCAGACCAGGAGGCGCACCGCAGGCGCCGGTTGGGCCGTCGAGCCATATCGGCGCAGTTCACGCAGATGGCGGGCAAGAGTGGTGTCACTGCAGAAGAGGGTGGCTGGCTCGAGGCTCTGGCCCGGAATGCGGGTGAGTACGAGCAGGATGCGCTGAACGCTGAGATCGCAGGCCGGCAGACGGCAGCCCTCGAGCGGGCACGCGGACGCACTGCAATGCGCCAGGGCCGTCTCGGTGCGGGTGCATCCATACTCGGTGGAGCAAGCCGGGTGGCAAACTTGGGTCTGTCTATTTACGGAACGGGTGGAACGACCTGATGCCTAAGATTCCCCAGGTTATCGCTCAAGAGGCTTCGCTAGGCCGGGCTGCATCGGCAGCCGACTTCGGTGCGGGTCCTGGCATGGAGCGGCGGGGCCAGGAGGTCGAGCGAGGTGGTGAACTCGCAGCGGGCCTATTCGAGGCGGAGATGACCTCGCGGGTATCCGGTGCCCTCGCCAATGCCACCAGCAGCCTCAACAATCTGCAACTCGAGGTCGATGCGAACCCGGATCACAATGGGCGTAACGAGCAGTTTGCAACGGGCTCGCAGAAGATCGCCAATGAGTTCCGCGAGAGTCTGAATTACCCGAAGTTCCAGGGTCTATTTGACGAGCGTTTTGCTGGCACCCTAGAGCGTGGGCGGATGGGTGTCGCCCAGGGTGTACGCGCGGCACAGATTGATTCGAGCCGGGCCAATGTGTCGATGCTCATCGAATCGAAGATGGACCAGGCTGCGAATACTTCTGACATCGCAACCCGGCAACTGTTGGTTGAGGATGCCATTGCGGCAGTCAACCAGGGGGTAAAGGACGGGCTCTGGAGTGCAGCCCAGGGCGCAGAGCTAAAGATAAATATCGAGAATCGGCAGCAGACCGATGGCTTGCTGCTAGAGGCGCAAGCGGCAGCGGATGATTTGCGACAGTCTATCCCTGACCCGCAGAAACGAGTGGCTGCTGCCCGCAGTCGCTACAAGGGAAAACTCCGGTCTGCGGTGGTTGCCCTCGTAGAGCATCAGGTTGGGAAGGATCAAGAGCTATCCGACCTCGCCAAGAGCACCCTCCGTGAGCAAATCTACCACGAGATCAAGGCCGGCGAGCGCGATGCGGCAAGCATTCTGAAGTTCGCAGCCGACAATGGGTTTAGTCAGTCCGAAACCGAGGCATTGCTTGGCCTTGTCACACCGACCTCGCAATCAGTCAAAGACGCCAGAAAGTTTGCGTCTAGGCAAATCTTTGAGGGCCTGCGTAGCCAGGCGTTTTCCGTGGGGCCAGAGCAGAAGGAGTTTTTCAGCCTTGACCTTTACTCCCCAGGTCCCGGCGCGGATGGAGAGATGGGGACAGAGGATGACACGCCCGCCATATACACGCTGTTAGAGCAGACCCACATGGACGAGTTGCTGAAAATACAGCAGGCGGGTCCGACGAGTAAGTACGTCATTCACGGTACGCGCAGCAATGCCGTGCTACAGCAGTTGCTGGTCGAGTTGGATAAAGACTGGACCCCAGCGCAGTTGAGTGGCAAGAACGATGCAGAGTTGCTGGAGCGGCAGCAACTGATAGAGACGTTCGAGGACTTCATTCTTGCGAAGCAGCAGCAAGAGAAACGGGAGTGGTTGTATCCCCAGGAAATGCGCGACATTGCCAGCGAGTTGAAGCGCGAGGTGGTGCTAGACGCTAAAAGCTGGACTAACTGGACCGAGGACACTGTGCGTGTCTACGAGATTACGCCGGAACTGCTAGACCCGAAATCGCCACAGTATGGACTCGGTGCCATCCCTGCAGAGGTAGAGGACGAGATTCGGCAGCGGGAACTGTCACCGGAATTGTCTGAGCGCATAGGGGGCCGGGCGACAATCGGTGACGCTGTAGATTTCGAGTCGGTCAAACTGGTGTGGGCCATCCGCAAGGATGATCTCCTGCAGATGCGTGCCGGGTCACTTAGGTGACTGCGCCCACCTTCTCGAGCGAGAGCACCAAGCGAATCATTGCCGACGTTTGGGGCGATGAGGATGCGCTGGAGCGGCAGCGGGCCAACCTGCGAACCCGCGCCAACGTGCTGGCGAAGGAGCCCGCCCCCCAGCGTGCGGAGGCTCTGCAACTCCAGAGGCGAACGGGTGTGCCCTGGGCTGTGGCGGAGCTTGATATTCCCGAGGTGCGTGCCCGCGATGCGTACCAGCAACTGGGTCCGGTGCGCGTCGAGAACAGCCCGGCCTGGGCTTCGTTCCTCGAAGGTCCGCTGGCGCCGATAGCCCTACAGAATCCCGAGAATACGCGAGCCATCGCGGACGCGATTGACCTACGGACACTGGGAGCACCAACCCCCAGCGTGTTGTCTGCCGGTTATGCCCGTGGGGTTCACATGACCGAGGTAGGCAAACTCGGCACCCGCGTCTATTTGGATTTGGCGAGTGATGCAGACCGGGTGCGGTTTGACTACATGCGCCGCAACTGGCCCGAGGTGCCTGACGTACCGGGCTATGTGGATGATGTTGCTGCACTGCTCGCGGAGCAGGCTCCGGTGCTGGCGTCGATTGCCACCTACTCGGCAACGACTGCGGCGGGTGCGGGCCTGGTGGGTTTGGGCTCTGGTCCGGGCGCGGCGGTATTTGCCGGTGGTGGTGCTGTGGCGGGCGCAGGTTACGGGAGTTTTGTGCTGGAGGGTGGCAACGCTTACGCGGAGTTTCTGGATATTGCCGAAGAGGTGTTTCAGGAGTCTGGGGAAGTAATCCCGCATGATGCCATCCGTGGCATGGCGATGCTGGTGGGCGTACTGAATGCGGGCATGGAGGTGGGCGGCATTGGTCTGCTGCTGCGGATCACGGGGCTCTCGAGGCTCAAAGGCAGACTGACGAGCGAGGGTGCAACGGAAATTATCAAGTCCAAGACCCTGCGCCCCTATCTCATCTCCTTCGCGAAGCGCATGGCCAAGGCGATGGCTGTTGAGGGCGGGACCGAGGGACTGCAGGAAGTGGTCAACATCGCGGGAGCGGAGATCCTAGTCGAGGCGACCACCGGCCAGGAGGTAGATTTCTGGTCATGGGAAAACGTCGAGAGAGTTCTGAAGGCAGCGGCTGCGGGTGCAGTGGTGGGTAGCGCCATCCAGGTGGGCGCCGCGCCTATCGTCCTCGCGAGTGAGCGTGTGGCGCTCAACCGAAAGACACAGGCCAAGGAGCAGCAACTCGACGCCCTGAATGAGCTAGTGGGCAGCAGCGAGCTCACGGGTGCGGATCTCGATGCGGTGCGGACGTGGGTCCAGGGGATGCTCGAAGAGGGTGCCGGGGATACGAACCTCTACGTCCCTGCCGAGAATCTGGTGGAGTTGTTCCAAGAGGACGAGGCTCTAGGCGAGGCGATGCCTGGGGTGCTTGGGCAACTGGCCGAGGCATTGGCAACGGGTGGCGACGTTGTGGTGCCGGTTGCCGACTATGTGACCCATCTGAACGAGCACCATGAGACGCTGAAGGGTGTGGTGCGGCATGGCCTAGGCGAGCGCAGCGTGTCAGAGGTAGACGCCACATCAGCCGAGGACGAGGCAGCCCTCGACGCTGAGATGGAAGCTCTGGCGGCGCCTCCGATAGAGCAAGAGATTGCTGACCTGGAGGCACGCATAGCTGAACTGGAGCAGCCCATCGAAGGCGAGCCGCCCCGCGCCGCCGAGGCTGTGGCTGAGCCGGTGGCCGAGGCGCCGGAGTTGGCGGAACTGCGGCAGCAACTGGCCGAGAAGCAGCAGCAAGCCCAGGAGGCAGCAGCACCCTCTCGTGGCGAGCAGGCCGCGCAGACGGTTCTCGAGAAGCTGATCCGCCAGGGAGTGATGCGCCCCGAGGATGCCCAGTTTGTGGCGAGCCTCATGCAGGCGCATGCCGAGAGGCGTGCCGAGGGTGTCGCTGGGGAGAAAGCATTCGAGCAGTTGGAAGCGATGGAGGTAGAGGGACCTGAGGGCCAGGTGGCCCCGCCGACCACGCCCGCCGAGGAACTGGCGCGGGTCGATATTGCCCCCCTGCTGGACACGCTCCGCGAGGCACCCGAGACGTTGCCCCCCGAGGTCGAGCAACTCTCTCGGATTCTCGACAATCTGGGTATCGATCTCGATCAGATGACGAACGAGGAGATCATCAGCGAGCTCCAGTCACGCTTCGCCCCCACCACCCTCGCCCAGCCCATTGACGAGGCGCCCGGTGAGCGTCAACTAGGCGGCGTCTTCCATTCGTCATTGGGGCGTGCTCTCCGCACGTCGCAGCAGCGCAAGATGACGAAGCCGCAGCTTCGCAAGTTCCTTGAGAAGAGCCGGGTCAAGAAGGAAGAGATCCTCTGGTCTGCGCTTGAGGAGTTCATTGCGGACAAGGATTCAGTCAACCTGGACGAAGCCCTCGAAGCCATCCATCTGGTAGAAGTGGGCGAGGTGATGCTGGTAGGTGGGAACAAATCGGGTGTTGGGGATCGAATGGCGCGACGTGAGTATTTGCGCGATCAGATCCGCACCATTGAAAGAGAGTTTCCGGGGCCTGCGGAAAGACCTTGGGAAGAGCCAGAGGGTGGTTATCCGTCAGACTATTCTGGCCTTGTAGAAGAGTTGCGCGTTCTTGATACGGTGTCGCAGCCCACTCGCCATGAAGAGTACACCCTCCTCGGTGGCGAGAACTACCGGGAGTTGCTCATCACCCTGCCGCGTCCGAGCCTCGATGCGATTATAGAGGCCGGTGGAACTAGGGATGAATACAATCGTGCCGTCGAAGCAGCCGGCCCTGCGTTTGAGGGCGGCCATTACTCTGACGTTCCGAATGTAGTTGTCTTCGTCCGCTTCAATGAGCGCATCGACGCAGACGGCAAGCGGGTGCTCTTCATCGAAGAGATCCAGAGCGACTGGCACCAGCAAGGGAGAGAGAAGGGGTACTACACCCCGGCCGCACCGTTAAGTGCAGAGATGGAAGCAGCCAAGAGGGACGCTGTTATAAACCAAGCGCTGGGGCAGGTGCCTGACTCTGTGCTTGATGGTGGTGAGCCGATGTCAGACGCAGATGAGTGGCAGACTGCCATGCGTACCATTAGAGATTCAATTGACCCGGATGATGTCTATCAATTCGCGATTCATGGCGACTGGCACACAACTGGTGGCAAGACGAATCTCTCCAGAGAGGAACTTCGTAGAGACTTGGAGTGGGCCTACGATGGTCATTTGCAGTACGTCCAGGGACACGATGTCACCTGGACGAGTGGAGATCACGTCCCTGATGCGCCATTCAAGACCACCTGGCCGGATCTGGCTCTGAAGCGCATGGTGGCGTATGCGGCCCAGAATGGCTTTGACTCTGTGGCATGGACGCCTGGGCAGGTTCACTTTGAGCGGTGGGGGTCAGAGGAAGTGGCCTGGGTGCGCGAGGGCGACCACTGGCTCGTATCGGCCACAGAGCAACGCGGAGGCGAGGCGGCTGGTATCGACATCGAGGGCGAGGCTCGTGCGCGTGGCATTCTCCAAGAGGAGCAAGGCACGGAGGTTCGCACGGAGGCTGAACTGCTCGACATGGTTCGGCGTGTCCTGACACGCGACGGTAGTGGTCAGGCCGAGAAGGTTGCGGCTCGCGTGTGGAAGCGTATGCAGACCGAGGACGCGGGAACGTCGCTGCCGCGCAAGGATGGCATGGAAATCTTCTATGACCGCATCCTGGTCAACGCCGCAAACAAGATCGGCAAGAAGTTCGGCGCGAAGGTTGGGCGCAGCGCCATCTCGCCAACGCTGGAGCCCGGCAAGATGGCGGGTCAGGCGGTGCAGGCGTGGGGGCTCTACGACATAGAATCGGGTTATCAAGACACGGAGGCGGGAAGATTCAGGACTGAGGAAGAAGCGAAGGCTGCCGCTGGTCCCACCGTCCACACCCTCCCCATCACGGACGAACTGCAAGCCTCTGTAACGGATGAGGGCTTGGCTCTCTTCCAGCCCATTGACGAAGAGGGTCCGCGTGGACCGCAGCCGGGCAGTGGCGGCATCCGGGGCTCGCTCACCTACGACCCGGAACTGAACCAGATCCTGATGCGGTTCACCGAGGCCAGGAACCTGAGCACCGCGCTCCATGAGAGCGGCCACCTCTTCTTTGTGATGATGATGCAGGACGCCCAGACCGCAGGCGCGAGCCCGCAACTGCTAGCCGATATGCAGACGGCTCTTGACTACCTGGGTGCGGAGTCCATCGAGGCTCTCACCAAAGAGCAGCACGAAGTCTGGGCACGGTCCTTCGAGGCGTACCTGCGCGAGGGCAAGGCGCCCAGCGTAGAACTCCAGTCCGTCTTCGAGCGATTCAGACTTTGGCTCCTCCAGGTCTACCGCACCCTCAAGCGGCTGGATGTGGAACTGAGCCCGGAGATCCGCGAGGTCTTCGACCGACTGCTGGCGACCGATGAGCAGATTGCCCTGGCCCGTGAGCAGGAGCGGATGCTGCCAGCCTTCGGGAGTGCCGAGGCAGCCGGCATGACCGAGGCTGAGTACGAGGCTTACCGGCAATCCCATGGGCGGCGGGACATTGATGCAATGCAGGATATGTCCAAGAAGATACTCGCTGAGCTGAGTCGCAAGGCGACAGCAGAGTGGCGCGAGAACTTCGAGAAGATGCGAGCCGAGGTCGAGGCTGAAATCAACGCCCAGCCCATCACCAAGGCCCGGCACTGGCTCCAATTCGGCACGCTCCTAGACGAGGAAACGCCCCCGGAACTCGAGGCAGTCAAGCTCGACCGTGATGCCTTGGAGGCGATATACGGTGAGCCAATTCTCAGGGCACTACCCGGCTCTGGTGGCAATTCCGTTTGGAGGAATGAGGGTGGGGTCCACCCGGATGAACTGGCCTCGGTCTTGGGATTTACTTCCGGGGATGCCTTGGTGCGAGCGCTGGTCAAGAGTGAAAACCGCAACGATGCTATCGAGAAAGAAACTACCCGCCGCATGAAGGAAACCTATGGCGACATTCTGAATGACGGCACCCTGCCCGAGCTCGTCATGGAAGCGATGGAGAACGACGCCAAGGGCAATTTCCTGATCCGCCAGGGTCGCATCCTGGCTCGCCGCTCCGGGGTTGCCGGCACGCCCCAGGCTCTAGCGCGGCGCTCAGCGCGGAGGATCGTGGAAGGCAAGACTTACCGGCAGTTGAGCCCGCACCGTTACCGACTGGCAGAGCAGAGGGCAGCCCGCGAAGTGCTCGAGGCTGTTGATGCCCAGGACTGGGAGGTTGCTAACGAGGCTGGCCGGAAGCAACTGCTGAACCACTTCCTGGTGGTCGAGGCTACGAAGGCGAAAGACCAATCAGAGAAACGGGTTGCTGCCCTAAAGCGATTTACCACCAAGGGCGTGCGCCAGAAGATCGGCATGGCCGGTGACATAGTGGTAGCCGAAACTACGGGCGAGGAGATTACGGAGGGTGAAACTTACCTCGACAGGATAGATGATCTCTTGGACCGCATTGATCTGCGGAAGATCAGCGCAAAGGCGGCAGCCCGCCGCACATCGCTTGCGCTGTTCATTGCCAACCTCAAAGAGCGTGCCACTACTGAGGCTATCGCGATACCAGCGATCAGCCCCGATCTGCTGCATAGCCTGGAGGAGGAAGACTTCCGCAAGCCTTGGCAGGATCTGACCGTAACGGAGTTGAAGGACATAGCGGATGCAGTCACGAGCCTCGCGCACGTTGCGAGACTGAAGAACAAGCTAATGAAGGCCAAGGATCAGAGGGACTTCGCGGCGATTCGTGATGACTTGCTCGCATCTGCCGAGAAAAACAAACGCACCGATAAGCCACTGGCTAGAGAGCCGAGGCATCCGAAGGAGAGGAAGTGGCGAGGAATAGCCAGCTTCCTGGCAGAACTGCGGAAGGTGACGAGCCTACTCTCAGAGTTTGATAACGACGAGCCTGGGGTTTTCCACGACAAGGTTCTGTTCCCTATGGATGAAGCGGGCCACTGGGAGCATGCGGAGCTTCTGAAGGCTGGAGAGGCGTTGGTGGGGTTGTTCGACCGTTTCTCTGGGAACTTCCTCTCTCGGTTGGGAACTACATTCCGATTGTCAGAGCCAGATGTGTACCGCACGCAATACGTCGAGGCTCTGGGGGCTGAGTTTTCTAAAGAAGGTCTGCTGATGATTCTTCTGAATCTCGGCAATGCGGGCAATCGGCAGCGTCTTCAGTCTGGAGACAACTTCACGGATGCTCAGATCGAGGCGTTGCTCAACGATCCCAGTGTATTCACGAAGGAGGATTTCGACTGGGCGCAGAAGGTGTGGGATTTCGTGGGCTCATACTGGGGCCAAATCTCAGACAAGAGGAAGCGAGTGACCGGGGTGAGGCCCGAGAGGGTGGAGGCAGTGCCACTCCAGACACGGTTCGGCACCTATCCAGGCGGATACCTGCCGATTGACTATGACCGAATGCTCCAGGGTCCAGCAGGACGAGGATCGTCCCCTGATGCAGTGCAGGACACGCTCAGGCAAATGAACGCAGGCGGCTACGTCTCCGCTGTGACACGACACGGATTCGAGGAGGCTCGCCTGGCTGAAGTCCACGGCATGCCTCTGCGCCTAGACTTCGGTGTGATCTTCGAGCACATCCAGGGAGTCATCCACGATCTCGCATTCCATGAATGGATGATCGACGCGAACAGGATCTTTCGAGATCCCTCGATTGCACTGTCCATCAAGCAGGGATACGGGCACGATGCGTTCCGGGTAATTGAGAGTGCCCTGAAGTCGATAGCGGTGGGTGATGTGGCGTCGAGTACCGGGATGAATAGGGTCTTGAACCTTCTGCGTAGGAAGACCTCGGTGTCTATTCTGGGGCATAATTTCCGCACGATATTGCTCCAATACACGGGCTTACTTCCTGCGATGGAGGCGCATGGTGCGAAGTGGATTGCGGTGGGATCGAGGGCTCTTTCCTCGGGAGACAAAACCTACGAGAACTCCACCATGATGGTGAACCGCGCTTCGTTTAGGACTGCTGATAGCAATCGCGAACTACGGGAGGCTCAGACAGAGTTCCGAAGAGTCGGAGTGCTCAAGAAAAATTACGAGACAGTCGGCTATACCGGGATCATCTTCACGCAGAGCCACGTCGATAGAGTCGTTTGGCTGGGCGTATATGCGAAGGAGATGCACGAAGGCAGCGGCGACGAGGTGCGAGCGTATGCGGTAGCCGACAGGGCAGTGCTGGAAACCCAGGGTGGGGGGCAGATCAAGGATCTTTCCGAGCTACAAACCAGGGACGCAACGACCAAGATTCTTACGGCGTTCATGTCCTACGCGAATGTCCTGCAGCAACGAGAGGCCCAGGCATGGCGACGGCTTGGCCGGCGGCGCAGGGAGGGTGGCGGTACGCGAAAGGCTGTCGGGGACTGGGCTCGCTTCCTGGGTAGCACCCAGATGATTTTCTTCATGTCTGAGTTGATTACATCTATCGTGATCGACACGCTTCTGCAGGACTGGGACGAGGACAAGGAGTGGTACGAATATGCGCTTGACAACTATCTGTTCAATGGACTCCTTGCGCTTGCAAACCCGATCCCGATTCTGCGTGAGGTCACGGGCACGCTGCGCGGCTACCAATACGGGGGGCCTGCTTCGCTGCGAGTTGTCCCGGCCTTTGGCGGTGTGCTGGTGCAGACGAAGCAAGTTTTAGCCAAGGGCACAGAGGAACTCGACAGTGCGCTGGCCTTTGCGCTTCTGGATTTCGTTGGGACATTCACGGGGTTCCCGGCGCCCGCTACGAAGAAACTCATCCGGGGGGCTGACTATATGGAAGAGACGGGTAGCTGGAATCCAGCGAACCTCCTGTTTGGCCCGCCGAGGGAGAATAGAAGATGACGATTAAACGTAGGTGGAAAGAGGAGCGCCACCGAATGAGAGCTTTGCTAATTGCGTTTTTGTGTTTTTCGTTGCTGCCGAGCGTGGCATTTGCTGCGGATTGGGATGACGACTGGACTGGCGCCCACATGCACCACGGGACAACTCCAACTGTGATCCCAGGCGGCAGAGCATTCATCCAGATGAGCGCATCTGACACGGGCCTGTCTCCGATGCTTGCGATCCGAGGGCTAGCCTCGATCTGCCTGGATGGCAGGCTAGGTGCGTCTCCCGGTACTGCCTACTCCCTCCAGATTTCGGTTTTGATGCCGGTCTTAGACGGTGATCCAGATTTGGATAAGGCAGTGGAACTGGGACTCCTGCAGGCTGCATCGCCTTGCGTTCACGCAGTTCCCAGTGGTCCGATCTTCCTGAGTCTCAAGGCTTCACCTACGCACGCAGCTACTGTTGTCGTGCAGGGCTACTGATGAAGAGGACCGCAGCCTGCTTATTTGCGTTGCTTTGCCTAGGTGCCGGTGGTGATAACTGGTGGCACGTCGGTGGTATTGTTAACGACGGTCGAGTTACTCCGCTCAGGATGCGAAATCTGCCGTCCTCACTTGCCTGGAACCTAGTCGAGCCTGGGTGCGACGAAGCCGACGCGATAGGCGCGAGGTGGTGTGAGTACTTTGATTACACGTCGAGCGACTGCTTCAACTCTGGCAGAGCGTCTGATTCTGCTTGGCAGCATAGTTGCGATCCAGCCCAGAGCGTTTGTGGCAATGACGACTGCGCTTACACTGGCGCAGTGATTGATGGCACTCAGTCCTATCAGATGTGGCCGATGCCCAGCGGCTCAGATGACCCGGATGATGTAGCTGGAAATAGTTGGTACTCGGCGCAGGGCCTCACCGGGTTGCCAGTTTACAAACTTGCGACCAAGGGTGCATGGACCGATGGCCGTCCGCTTCAGCAGTATTCATTTGCGAGCCTGTACAGCGACAAGACACCAGACGATTACGAGGTGGGCGACGACATAGACGGCAAGATTCAGTCAGAGGACGTTGTGATAGGCCGCTGGGCAACTCGCATCGAGGCGTTTAATACCACTACGGAATCGAAGGCTAGCAGTCCCTTCCCAGGCGGGTCGAGACTGTTGTGGGGCGGGCTATGGGATTCAAGCGGCGTTAACTCCTTCTGCTCAATGCACAGTTGGTGGGACTCAACTGATTCCGAATGGAGGCTGGCACTGACACTGGGCGGTGACATTAAACAGACGGGCACTCCGGGGGTTGGTTGGCTCCAAGAAGCCCTGGGTGGTCCGGCTACCATCAGTCAGCCGAGCATGGATCTCGCGCTAGCGATTGACACCAATTACTACTGGCAGATCCGAGCCGATCAGTCCGCGTTTCCGCAGCTTCGTTGCTCGCTGGAAGTGTACGATGACAAGGCGATGACCAACATGGTCGAGCGTCTCACGATTATCGGCTCTCCAGAGATGTTGGCCTACACAGACCGACCCAAAACTGGTGACATTTATCTGTCGTCATTTCGCATTGGGTCGTTTTACATGAACAACTCAACCGGAATAGACCCGTGGAAAGACATGGTTGGCGACGTTGTTCATGACAATGCTGCGGTATGGATCGAGTCTGCGCCCAACTTCTGCGCTCGCCTGGATCGCGATGACTGGGATTACTGTTGGGATGGCGAGGAGGTTCCCATCTACAAGGACGATGACGGTGTCAGCGCATGCGAGATGCTGGCGGTGATTGGTTACGCTGCCGCTCTCCCGTCGCTCGCTTCTTGCAAGGCCGAGACTCCGGCCTCGATGGCTCTTGCGGATAGTGGCGAGTACTCATTCTCTTTTCCCTTGGCAGACAAAGGGAAGTACTGGTATGTCGGAGACGCAGCGGGAGCTTCGCCAGAGGGTCCGATATCATGTGGCAGTGGAGAGACTTGCACGATCCGCGCAATGTTCCATATCGGTGACGATCATGTGGACACCGACACCGGCCCAGGTGCAGATGCGAGCACGGACTGGTTTGCGGTGTGGAACGCTGCGGCTGCCAGTAAGATTTGCGAAATTGAGTTCAAGACAGTTACGACTGGTGCTGGGGGCAATGGCGAAATCTACATTAGTTACGGTGTAGCAGGTGACGCTGGTGATGATGTGCTGGTGGGACTGATCGACGTTGGGAAGACCTACATGATGGAGATGATTACCGAAGACACTGGCTCTCTGACCACGTCATGCCAAGTCAAGTTTGATGAGTTTACGGGTGACAACCTGAGTGCCTGGGGAACTGGAGACGACGGTGATGCAACCTCCACCACTGACCGTGCGGCCCAAGTAGGCTCAATCTGGTTTTCCGCTCCCGTTACTACATCAAATGCCTGGGCCGGGACGTACCACGTTGACAACATCCACTGGAAAGGTGAGTGACCGATGACGATTTCGACAACTAACCCGCGTGTGATCTTCACGGGCAATGGTTCCACCAAAGCATTCGCCACGAGCTTCAAGTTTGCAGCCGATGCGGATCTGGTGGTGATCCTCCGCACGATTGCTACCGAGGCGGATGTGGTCAAGACGCTTACGACCCACTACACGGTGACGGGGGCCGGGCTCTCGAGTGGTGGCACGGTCACGATGGGGACGGCGCCGGCAGATGGAACGGAGCAACTCATCATCTACAACGACCCCGCTTTGACGCAGACCGTGGACTACGTTTCGGGCGATTCCTTCCCGTCCGAAACCCACGAAAGCGCGCTCGACAAGTTGACTCTGCAGCACCAGCGCACGCGGGATCTCACCTCGAGGTCGATCACCCTGGCAGACGGGGATACGGTGGGGAATGGCACCTATGTAACAAGCACCAATCGCTTCGCGTTTATTCCGCTGCGTGATGGTGACGATATGCTGACTGCTCCGGGTGAGACGCTCGACCAGGCGAAAATCTACATCGACTCTGCGGATGGCTCGCTCAAGGTCAAATTCGATTCCGGCAACGTGAAGACGTTGGCAACGGATAGCTGAGTGGCTGGTCATCGCCTCAATCGTCAGCGTTTCCCGCCTGGGATGGAGGGCGAAGAACTCGTTATCGACTCGCGCACTCCGAGCGGTCTGACTTGGTCGCCTCGAGGTGTGGGCTTTGACCATCCGAATGCGGACACCGATGCTGCAACGAAGGGGTACGCGGACGGGGCAGTAGGCTTGATTACCGGATCAGGCACGGCGAGCACATCGGCGGCAGGCTGGAAGACATGCCCAACCGGCGGAACGCATGTCCTCGCCTCTGATAGCAGTGATGTGTTTGAGTTGGTGAATCATGGAGTAATGAAATATACCGGGCTTACTACAATCGTAGTCGAGTTTACTACTACGGGTTCGATCATCAAGACAAGTGCTTCCGCTGTGCAGCAGATTTTCATCGGGGTTGGCAAGCTGAATGCCGGAGTTCCGCTTGCCGCTGACTTGCAGATAACCTTAACGCATCTAACTGTAGACGCGGCTGCGCGTTATCCCTTCGCCGTCACCTGGGTCACGCAGCTTGCCACCAACGACCACATCTCTCCGATGTTTTTGGCGTTTCTCACAACACCCACGCTGAATCTCGCACAGACGCAAACCTATGTCCGGTCGATTAGGGAAGTCTAATGAGTACGCGCCAGGAAAATATGTTCCGCCACTGCATCGAGAATCTAGTCCTCTCGATTGATCTTGCGGTGGTGCCAGAGTCGCCGGTTGTGATGACTGATGCCGAGAAGGTCAGCGTGTTGATTCCACAGATCCGCGCACAACTCGAGGGCTGCCTGGAGGAGAACCGCATCGGGGACGAGCATGTGCTAGCGAACCTCAACGCAAGGCAGGCGGCTGCGACCGGGGACGAGGCGGATGATATCCAGCGTGTCATCGACCTCTACACAGCATGATGCTCAATGGATCCACTACGTTCTGGGCAGTGGTGTCTGCGGCGGCAGCGGCGATCTCTGGACTTCTCGCGCTTCAAATGGGTCACTCCTCAGAGCCCCTTCCCCACAGCGATGCAGCCAGTGAAACCTTTGTGACCGACATTGCAGTGCGACTCGAGCGGGTGACCGTAGAGGTGGAAGCAACCAAGGCATCCGTGTCCGAGCTTCGCACTGAGCAACAGGAAGCCACAGCCCAGATCCTGCGGGCTATCGAGAGACAATAGGAGAACCGAAGAAATGGAATGGATTCAGACTGTGTATGGTTTTGTGGTAGAGCACTGGGATCAACTCTTTGAAGTGATCGGTGCATTCGCTGTGATCTCTTCGCTGACCCCCAACAAATCCGATGACAAGATCGTGCAGTGGGTCCTCACTGCGATCAACGCTTTGGGCGCGAACATCGGCCGCGCAGCCAACTCGGATAGCTAGCGATGTGGGTGGCGGCGGTGATCGGGGTGCTCGCAGTGGTGTCGCTGGTTGCGCTGATCCTCCTGAGCCGGCGCCTGGGGCAGAGCGAGAGCGAGCTCGACCAGAGGGTCGAGGATGTGGAAGCGTTCGAGCGATTCCGTGCCGAGCTTTTGAAGCCGGTACCGGAAACGGAAGATGAGGCCCGCGAGTTGCTTCGGCGGCGTTAGCATGACGAAAGAATTTGATCCGAAGTCCTGGGCTCACGAGCAGAGGCCGCAGAGTTCGCGCCCGTGCATGGGTTGCCAAGAGCCATACCGTTCCGTGACCCGTAACGTGCTGGACGAAATGGCATCTGGCCGGGCGCCTGGTGTTTCGCTTGATGCGCTCACCAAGATGCTCCGTGACAAATATGGTTTCAAGAATGGTGTATCTGCGCTACGCCAGCACATCAGGAGGCACGAGTCTGACCGATGGCAAAAAATCCGTAACCCCTCCTGATTTCGATCCGCGAGCGTGGGCACGCGAGCAGGAAGGTCCGATTGACGCAGAGGCTCTGGCCGGGCTGCGACTCCTCGCGAAATCCAATGCGAAACTGCGTGAGACGAAGGGACTGCTGCGCCTCTCCGAGACTCGCGTAGAAGAGCTCGAGCAGGTAGTCGCCACCTTCGAGGCCCTTACCGAGCAAGCGCAGCAACCGATCCATATCGCAAAGCCGAAGCGCAAGAAGAGTGGCAAGAAGCGGCATCTCTTCGTTGCCCTCTTGTCTGATACGCACTCCAGCGAGGTGGTCGATCCCATCGAGTGCCCGCTCTCTGGCGCCGGCCACAATGCCGAGATTGGCGAGGCCAGGATGCGGGAGTATTTCCGCTCTGTCTCCATGCTGTACCGAGAGCAGGCCAAGACCTTCGACATTCCTGTGCTCGTGCTCGCCCTTCTCGGCGACTTTCAGGTCAACAGCCTCCTGCATCCAGATTCGGCTACTGACCTCGCGCCGATGGAGGAGGTGCAATTTATTTACCGCATCCTGCGTGAGGGAATCGAGAGCCTGCTGGATTCCACCGACTGCAAGATCGTGATCCCCACCGTCTTCGGCAATCATGGCCGCATCACCCCGAAGCAGTGGTATGCGGGGGCGGCATCGGTGTCCTCTGAGCACCTGATCTACGAGATGCTGGCTGCCTCGATCCGTGACAAGCGGGTGACCTGGGACATTCGCCCCCAGATCATCAAGACGCTGGAGGTCGAGGGCTGGAAGTTCTTGGTGACCCACGGGGACAGGACGAGCGGCATGGGAAATTACTCGGGAGGGGTGGGCGGCCTCTCGATCCCCCTGAAAAAGGCCCTCGGCCGTTGGCACGCCGCAGAGGCGGGCGGAATCCACGCCTGTGCCATCGGTCACTTCCACACCCCCACTCTGGTGACCGGCAAGCCATTCGGGGCCGCTAACGGCAGCCTCGTAGGCCCCACGCCCTATTCCCAGGGGCTCGAGAACTACCGGCCAACGCAGTGGTGCTGGCTGGTGGATCTGGAGCGTCTAGAGGTGGGGCGCATCCTCCCGGTGTGGGTGGACTGATGGCACGATGCTCGAACCGTGACCGCTGCCACCAAGTTCATCGCTGGCTGCGGGGCGAGTACCCCACCAAGAAGGGCACACGGCTGCGGGTGGTTGCGCGGATGCCAGCCGAGCACGGTGGCAATGAGTCCGATGGGGTGATCGTCTTCGAGCCAGCCAACCTGCCCCCGCTCATCTACATCAACGCGAATCGGTCTCGCTCCACGATGGTCTACGCCGTCCTGCATGAGTATGCCCACGGGCTCCTGGTGGCCCGGCACCCGCGAGACTGGGATGCAGTGCGCCACTCTGATCCCTTCTATCGACTCCTGGGAATCCTTGAACGCAGGTTCATCGAGCAGGACGGCGAACGAGAGAGCCGCGATGCCTAGCGCCGACGACTTTCGCGACCTCGTGCATGTCGATATCGACACTGCGGTGCGGCTCAAGTTCGAGCGTGGCCGGATGCTGCATGGCGATGACTGGAAGGGCCAGGCGCCTGCCCTTGAGTTGCACGCGGAGCTTCTCGATGCAGTGGTCTACGCCTCGCTCGCCATGCAGACCTCGACGCGGCCCGAGCACCAGGAGGTATTCTCCGAGATCATCGCGAGGCTCGCGGAGTTGCGGCGCGGGATGGTGACGCTCATCCTTTCACTCACAGAGGACGAACTCAATGGCTGGACGCTTCCTAAGAATCACTAGCCTGCTGGCTGCATTCATGTGGTTGGGGTGCGCGCATCCCAGTTGGATTCCGCGCTGCGAAGCCTGGCCGGATAGCGCCATCGAGGAGTTCATCGAATTGCAGCGAGAACGAGGTCAGAGCTCGCTCATCCAGGCCGTGCTACGAGATGCTCGCTTTTGCTCTGCGCTTGCGCGAATGTAGCATTACCTAGCGTCTATCCTGGGGGGTGTCGCTGGGTGGGGGGTGCCCGGGGTGACGCTCCGGGTGCCCCACTTTTGTTGTGCAAAAGAAAACCCCCCGGAGTGTGACCTCCGAGGGGTTCCCATCTTACCCATTTACTTCACCCCGATGCTGGCGAGCCACTTCTCTGCGGCTGCACGGCTCTTGAACTCTGGCAACCTGTTGTAGCGTTTCATCTGCTGGTGATCGATGATTCGCCACTCATCCAGCGTCCAGGTGGTCTTGCTCTTCTTCATGGTTGAGAAGTTCAAATTCCACCCGGCGAACGGCCCATTAAAGTAGCGGCCCTTTCCGTCAGTCCGAAGCTCACGAATGTCACTGAGTCGGTTCACTGGCTGCGGCGCAGCCCATTTGATCCCGTCAACTTCTACCCACGCTTTGCTACTCTTGCTCATGTCGTACCTCGTGGAATGGGGGGCGGGCCTTGCCGGGCTCGCTCCCCGTTTGGGTTTGTGATTCAGTTGTCAAGGAACAATCGAAGCCATCAGCAAATGTGAAGTTTGCATCCGACAAGTGGATGATAGCGAAGCGGGGTTTCCCGATTGTTCGCTTGGCTCGCAAGAGCGCACACGCAGCGCATCAGATTGCGAGGCCGCACCAGAAGAATCTGAAATAATTTGATTGCGCTCAGACCCTCAAAGTCAGGGGTCTAGCGCAGTGGGGTTAGAAAC